CAATCAAGGAGGACTTCAGGAAGTTTCTCTACCTCGTATGGAAAGAGATCAAGCTTCCTGACCCTACCCCTGTCCAGTACGACATAGCTCAGTTCCTCCAAGACGGAGACCCTAAGATATGCGTACAGGCCTTCCGAGGGGTCGGTAAGTCATTCATTACGTCGGCCTATGTTCTCTGGGAGTTACTGAGAGACCCTCAGAAGAAGATATTGGTGGTATCAGCCTCCAAGAACAGGGCAGACAACTTCACCACCTTTACCCTGAACCTAGTGAATCAGATGGAGGTCTTGAAGCACCTGATACCTAAAGACAACCAGAGACAGTCTAAGATTGAATTCGATGTTGCCCCCACTGAACCAGACCAGTCACCCTCAGTTAAGTCTGTAGGTATCACTGGGCAGATCACAGGTACACGTGCTGATATCATCGTTGCTGATGACGTTGAGGTATTGAATAACTCAGCTACAGCAGATATGCGAGAGAAGCTGCTAGAGAGAACCAAAGAGTTCTCGGCTATCCTGAAGCCTAAGAAGGAAGCCCGAGTGATCTACTTGGGAACCCCTCAGACTGAGGACAGTATCTACAACAAGCTACCTGAGACATTCACTTCCCGTATATGGCCTGCCCTGATGCCTACAAGCGAAGAGATGGACAAGTATGGTAATGGACTAGCCCCGTACATCAAGAGGCTGTCTACGGTCTCTGAAGGCGGCTCTACAGACCCTTTAAGATTTACCGACATGGACTTGGCAGAACGTAAGGCAGAATACGGCAAGGCTGGCTTCTCCCTACAGTTCATGCTCAACACCCAGCTCAGTGATCTGGAGAGATACCCTCTCAAGATACGTGACCTTATTGTCATGCACACATCCGTAGACAAAGCCCCTATGGACGTACACTGGATGCCTGACCCTGAGAAGCAATGGAAAGACCTTCCGAACCTAGCGATGGCTGGAGACCGCTTCTACCACCCTAGGAGTACCTCAAGTGAATTTGGGGAGTACACAGGCTCAGTCTTAGCTATTGACCCTGCTGGTCGTGGTAAGGATGAGACAGGCTATGCTGTCGTAAAGATGATCAATGGTTTTCTTTATGTCAGACGATGTGGCGGCTTCCAAGGTGGTTACGACAACGAGACCCTGACCAAGCTAGCTGAGATGGCTAAGGAGGAGAAGGTCAACGCTATTATCACTGAGGCCAACTTTGGTGACGGTATGTTCACCCAGCTCATGAAGCCCATCCTGAACAAGGTACATCCCTGCATGGTCGAAGAGGTCAAGCATAGTACCCAGAAGGAACGAAGGATCATCGATACGATAGAACCCGTGATGGCTAGACATAAGCTCATAGTGGACTCGAGTGTGATTGAAGATGACTATAAGACAGCTCAGAGATATGACGCTGAGAACAAGTATACCAAGACGCTCGTCTACCAGCTAACTAGGGTCACCTATGACCGTGGTGCGTTGAAGCATGACGATAGACTCGATGCCCTAGCTATTGCTGTGAACTACTGGACTGAACAGATGGCTCAGGACGAGGTTCGTGGGATGGCTGATGTGAGACAACAGAAGCTTGATGATGAACTGGAGAAGTTCATGAGGAGTGCTGTAGGTGGGCGTGGGAAGACTGGAGGAAACTCTTGGGTGAATACTTACAGATAGCTATGAATTGGAAAATACCACAAAAATATGAAATGGTATATTCGAGGGGGATGACAGCAAAATCCCCCCTTGGGGGGTCATGGGGGCGTCATCAAGCTGAATGCCCTGCCCCCTACCTTGCCGGCGGCGTCACAGTCATGGTCACCTACCAGCCGAAACACTAGGCGCGCCCTGCAATCACAAGAGACTATCGAACCCATGCCATGCGATAGGCTCGAGCTTGCCCGCGGTCGAGCTGGTCGGGTTGTGTGTCTATGTTTTGTGTTGGGTATTTTTTTCTTTTATAAAAGCCCGGGCATTTTTCAGGATAACCCGAGACAACCCGAGACCAGCCCCAACATAATTAATATTAATTACATAAGCAAAGGGGCTTTTCTTTTGTATGATTTTCGTTTATAAAATAAGGGCAAGGCAATCACGCCATGCACTAACGAAAAGGGGATATCATGAACAACATTTTTTCAATCATCTTGGGGCTTGCCCTTAGCCTCTCAAGCCTCGCCCTTGCCCTACAAGGTTATCATCACGTGAATGGGTTGCTTATCCCTTTAACGCTGGGTGTTGCCGGTTCTTTCATGATCTTTTGGTCAATCGCTTGCGAATGCTGGGGGCTTTAATCATGAGTTATTTTTTATATATGACTAGCCGGTTGTCTTTCACTCTCGCATTAACTTGGGGCGTCGGGGCTTTGCTTCATGCAATGGGTAACCCGTTGTTACTTGTTTGGGTGTTGGTAGGGCTTCCCGTATCCCTGAAAATTTTATTCATGATCGAGGAAAGGTTTTCACTATGAAACTATCTAATCAAACTAGAACGCTATTGCTCGAAAACATGGACGGCGAGTTATGCCATGAAACGGTTTGGCTTGCCCGCGATATCCTTACCGCAATCACCGACAAAAGAGGCCGAGCAAAAAAGGCAATTGATGACGGGGTTGTTGGAATTCTTAAACAAGCGGTTTGGGATTATGAAACCAAACAGTATGAAAAAAGGGGCATATAATGGAACAAGAATATATCGATGTTACCCCGTCATGGACGACAACCGCCAAGCTCTATGCCCATGTCATGGCCGAGGGGACAACCGAGGGGCAATACCAAGCCGCCAAAGGCATCATAGAAATGGGGGCTTTATTGGATAAGCTCATAACCGAAATTAAAGCCAGCAAAGGGGCAACATCATGAACGCAATCGATCTTGATAGAATAGCCGAGGTACTTGGTTCCTTGATGATCAGTCAATTTCATGACCAAGAACAATATCGGCAAGCCGTTCACGCAATCGTCGAAGCATTTAAACAACAAGGGGCAGCATCATGAACACCAACCAAACAATCTTTGAAATGATAGTGTTTCTTGGGCTTGGGGCTTTGCTGGTCTGGGGGTTTGCTAGCGGTTCCGAATATAGCTGGGGATGGAAAGCCATCGCCTATTTTGGGGAATTAACCTTACATATGCGGGGGGCTTAATCATGCATTATTCTTTTTATCCTGTTCGGGCAATGGACGACGAAACAGCCCGATATATCGAGGGGCTGGAACAGCTAGCCGATAAATGGGGGCTAGACCTGACCCGAGACCTGAAACCAACCCAGCCAATCGATAGCAAAATGAAAGGGGCAAATCATGGATGGCGTTAATTTGCAGCTTGCGGGGACAAGATACCAAAAAGGCAAAAAGGCCTTGGCGGGTTATTCTCACAAGGTTTTAAAAGCTAGCTCAAATAAAAAGCTTAAACAAACCATCACCAAGGGCGAGTTTAAGGGCTATAAAATTCGCACGTTAACACTAGAAGAACGGGCGACCTGCTGGGCGGGCTGTTCACATTGGGCGACCTGTTATGGCAATAATATGCCCTTTGCCCATAGGCTCGAGCATGGCGGCGAACTCGAGAAACGTATCGTTGCCGAGCTTGGCGCGCATTTCAGCAAGCCGAATGCAGCGGGGCTATTGGTTCGGCTTCACGTGCTGGGTGATTTTTATTCGGCTTCATATGTCCGGCTTTGGGATTCCCTATTGCAAACATATCCCAAGCTTGCGATCTGGGGTTACACTCACAACCATCCAGACAGCCCCGAGCCTCATAATAGAGCTATCGGGCAAGCTATAGCCGAGACCCTTGCAAAGCATGGAAAGCGGTTTGCCGTACGTTGGTCGGATCGCCCCGATCTATCATTCTCGGCAAACAGTGAGGCAATAGACCAACCCGAAAAGGGGGTGTCATTCATATGCCCCGAGCAAACCGGCGGGGCTGGGGGTTGCGCTAATTGCGCCTTGTGTTGGGAACAACCCAACCGCAACGTGATTTTTCTCACCCATTAACTACAGATGAAAGGGGGTCAACCCATGACAATTATTGATATCAAAGAGGGCATCCGTTCTGAATTGGTCTTATTATCCGAGGCGGCTATCGCTGGGGATTATGTAAAGGCATCAAAACATTTTGACCGGATTATGGTTTTAACTCAAAAGCTAGGGGCATTCGCATGACCATCAAACACGATTGCTTAAACTGTAAGCATCACCAAGAGCATGAAAGCCTGATCGAGCAATGCCCGAATTGCGGTTTTTATTCTTATTACACCCAAGA